TTCTTTTTATCACAGACATACCGCAGGCAACGAGGTCATTAACACACCGTCGGTATGTATTGTCGCTGAAGTTGTTCCACTGAAGCGTCATGTTAGTCGCTATCTGCGCAGCTATTTCAGCGTCTGTCTTTACGCTTGTATCGAGAAAGATCTCCGCCTCCTCCAAAGTATCGGGGAGCTCATCAGGGTCCTTGTCTAAAACCAGACCGCCAGTCATAGCCTTGAGCTCTTCGAGCTGTGGCTTGATCTGAACCTGATTTCTAATTCTTCTTTTCTCTTTGTCTTTCTCTGATGAAGAGAGAGGGTCTACCGCCTCAAGGTTAGGATAGGGACTTCTAGATAATATCTTGTTCACGATGATTCTCGCGAACTTAGGGAGGATCGGGACCGGAGTGTAATCAAGGTTAACCAAGCTTCCATCCCCATCGTTGGGATTCATGGAAGTCAGGATCTGCTTGTAGATGCTTGTGTCTTGAGTTCCGTTAGCGTAGTCTCTGTTCCTGTCGAACATCTTGGCTCTCTTCTTGTACATAGAGCCGCTGTCCTGAATCTTCCCCCACTGGTTTTCAATCGCCTTAGCGTAATCCAAACCGTACTTCTTGCTAGCCTTCTTCTCTTGAGAAGCTAATGGGTCTGGAAAGTTGCTGGACTTATTTTTATAGTTGCTCGACATTAGGAGGCAGCATTTTTGCAAATATAGAAATAATGAGGTTTTCAGCCGATGGGCTTATGCTTTCGAAAGAATCTCTTTTCTTCAAACTTGGGTTTTTCTTTTACCTTAGCTTTCTGTGCCGCAAGCAAAGCAAGGCCAGCGCTAATCGTAAGGTCAAACTTCGTGCGGTCCGTGATCTTAAAGCCGATCCAATCTTCGAGAGTCCTGTTAAAATACATACTTCCCATCTCGCCGGTGTCTCTATGTATGCCAACGTGGTCATGAATGTATGCTTCAATGGAATGTGCATGAGCTTGTATTACGTCTTGAGAGTTTGATGGTATACCCTTAGTCTTTGTCTTGATAGCCTTGTTGGCTGCCATGAGGTGGCGAGGCCTCTCCATCAAGTATCCGTCGTAACCCCTTGACTCAAAGTGCCTTGCAATTCCGTACTTGTTATTCTCTATTAAGATAGGGTAACCGTAGAAAACCGCAGCCATCAATACGTCCTCGTAGAAGATCTTAGCTAAAGGCGGACGGGACGCATACTCCAGTACAAACATATTCGATGGGTACTCCATGTGAAATTTGTTGTACAGGTGCAGCGCACCCTTAGACCCCCGTCCATCGACGGTGGCGTCAAGGTCGTAAGAGTCAACCCCGCCTACCCCCAGCTCTGCATTCGGTGGAATACGCTTGCCCCTATCTACCTTTGACAGGTTCTGCATATCAGACGGGGGAAGCCATGCTACCCTGAACCTACCCTTAGGGTCAGGCCTGAACAGCACCTTACTGTCTTGCACCCCATCCTTCCATACGAAGTTGCCAACGACAATCGGGTTGGGGTACAGGTCTTCGTTGTGTTGGATCTGTTCGTAGATCTTACCAACGTTAAAGAGACTGCCGTCGATGCTATCACGGAAAGCCTCGTCAGTGGTAAACGGGAACTGCCTCGTTACCTCATTGAGTTCCGAAGGATCATTCTTAAGACTTTCTCTCTCATTCTTGAGAAAGGTTTTCGCACCAATAGAAACATAGTCACCGTCAAGCCCGTCCACAGGCTTAATAGGATCATCAGAGATGGGTCTACCATGTACATCAAAAAATCCTTCTAAAGATTGGTGCGAAGGTATGAACAATCTGTACAAACCCGACCTAGTCCGACCATTGGCGTTGCGCTCATCGGGGTCGGAGTCTTTCCATAGATCTTTGTACTCCCGGCCTCCTTTGTCCATAGGGTTTACCGTGCTACCTACAAGGGCCTTACCTACGATGCGCCTGCCAACGATTAGGCAGGTTCTCTGAATCCTCCAAGCGTCTCTAATGTCTGTGGGCTTCTCCCACTTACCGGCCTCATCCAGATACAGGATGTGAAGCTTCTCACCATCGTATGCATTGTTGGTGGTGTTCTTCCAGTTGATTACCGTATTAAGAGCCTCTCCCGTCTGCGTAGTCTTATTATTCTTCGTGATTCTCTTAGACGGCTCGCGAAAAGCCAGCTCCATGCGCGGATTGGTCGTTCCATCTTGAATGGGTTTGAAGAAGAAGGGGTAGTGCCTAAACATGTAGACCACCTTCTTCATGAATATATTTTCTTGTGCGTCCTTACCAGTCTTTGACTGGATGCCAAGGAGCTTGTCCTTGACTTGAGTCGCTTCATCTAGAAGCACAGACGAGCAGATATTGGTGTATCCGCTACGCCTGCACTTAGTGTACAGCTGCCCGATACATCGGGAGTCCGCCTCACACGCTGCTAAATGTACGAAAATTTTTTTTTGAAACTCTAGATAGTCTGGATACCCGATATCCATTCGGGTCCATTGTAGCATCATATAGTGCCTACCCGTAATATACTCAGCGACACCGTCATTGTAAAACCAAAAGCCGTTACGCCTACGGCGAAACTCCTCCTCGATATATGGAGAAAACTTTTGTCGAAACTCTCTTGGAGCCTCGGCCCACTCGTCCATAGACTTAATCCTAGACAACTCCTCTGGCATAGAAACCCTCTTCCACAACTGCATGTGGTTTGGTAATCCATGTCCTGCAATTTGTTCCGGGGGAGGCTGAGTGGGAAGTGCAATGTCCAGCCCACCGATCTGAATAACTTCACCCTTTGTACCCTCGGGGCAAATTGATATAATATCCTCATCAGTATACACGACCGTGACTATCTCTCTTGAAAGAAGGGACTCCTGACTTTGGGTTCTTCAACTCCATATACTTACCGCATGGGCACTTGATGTCATGGTAGGCACCGTCGCCCCCGAACTTGATGCTCACCCCCGTCTTTGATTCTTCGTGCTGCTCTTCGCAGCCGCAAATGTATTCAGCCATTGTATTAAATTTAGTACGCCCGACAGGATTCGAACCTGTGACCGTTTGCTTAGAAGGCAAATGCTCTATCCAACTGAGCTACGAGCGCATGTCCGCGAGGTGGGACTTGAACCCACATGTGACCAGTTACTCTTTCTACAAGGTATAAGCTTGAGGAGATACTCGCGGTCAATCCTCAAACTCATCGTTCCAAGATTCCTCCCAGAACTTAAAGTCGGTTTTGTTGTATTGCCATACTATTTGTTTCCAGTCATTTTGAATATCTCTCGGCAAATCCTCCGGAGTAGTCTTTTGCTTCTTGGATTGATCCATTGCTGTTTAGGTCTTTGATCATTTGTTCTAACCTCTGACGCTCAACTAAAAGCTCCTTAGCATCAGTGGCTGTCTGCTTAATCGATTGCAGCTCCGCCTTACGTGCGCTCCCGTTGATCTCTGGATCAACAGGCTTTTTGATTTCGTCGATCATGTTGTTGATAGCTATCTCCATCGACCTCATCAAGCGCTGGGCAGCCTCAATCGTTGTGAACTTCTTTTGTGACAAAGTTGATGTATACAGGGGTTTTCTCTCCGACGTATGCTCCGATGACATTGTATTCAAGGAACTCTACCGCTTCGTCACGCTCCATGTCATCCGCCATCAAGATTTCAATCATCTTGTGAGCGTCGTACACTGCAACGAGGTTTGCCCCGCAAGTGAATCCAACCAAAGCGTCATCAAAGCCGTCGGCAGTAATCGCCTCCTCGTCAGCGAGGATATCCTGAAGTCTTTCTTGATCAATCATTTTTCTACGTATAAAATGTCTTCTGCCCTTACCCTGAAGTAAGTCTTTCCTTCAATCTTAATTTCGTAATCTCTGTTCTTCTTCAGACCTACCACATCCCCTTTCTCAATGCCTAGCTCTTCGGTAGCGCTGCAATCAAACGGTACTCTAGCTGTACGTACTGGAGATTCTACCAGCTTAACCACTTCGATCAAGTCAGACTGATCCCCGGGTTCGGCTTCTTCTACAGGCTCCAGCAGCGTCCACCCAGCGAGGGGTTGAATAGATCCTGTGTCTTGGCACTTATATGCTATGGCTTGATTGTTCACCGTATTCACGGGATCGTACCTAACTAGGTAGTGCTTGTCGTGACCGGTAAGAACCTGACCCTCGTTTAGAACTACGAGGTGGTGGAAGTAAAGGGTATCCCCTTCCCTCACCCCTGTGTCGTGTCGCATAGGTGATGCTATCACAGGGCCTTCAGTGACCCTATGCTCGAACTCATTCCACTTGGAATCAACGAACAGCTCTAAACCTGCGTCCGTAACAATCTTGTCGTTGACCTGTTTCTCAAGCTCAACAACAAATAGATCGAGTGTCTTCATAAATTAAAAGTTACAGTCGTACTCGATGATGCAGGGCATGTCATCTACTGATTTCCATAGCACCTGCGTCCCGTCTTTCTGCAACAAATATATGAGATATCTCTTCTTGTTGTATCTAAAAAGGTGTTCATCGTCCATAACGATTGTAGCCACCTCTCCCGCACCAGCCTTCATCCCAAGGAAATACGCCATCGCGTCCTTCGGATCTCTTCCGATGACGATCTTTCTAATTATACCATCCATGTTAATTAAGCGAGATGCCCAGACCTCCTAGTAGATCATCCAGATCGGGACCGTCGTCGGGAGGAGAATAGGTGTCGGACATAAATTCTGTAACTACGTTTAATTCATCTCTGTTCTGTATGTTGTAATGGAACAGAGCTTTTAAGTTGCTTGTCTCTTCGGTCTCAGACTGTAACACTCCAACCACGAAGCAAGAAATAATCTTATCGTCTAAGTCGTACTTGTGGGCTAGTTCGTTGATCGCCATAGCGATCTCTTGCATCTCGTAAAAAAAGCCCTCTTCACGCATATCTTTGTAATCATCATCTTCCCACATGCCCAAGAGTATAGTTGCCAAGAAAAAGTTATTTCGGGATTTCTCCCGACTCAATCAAAGGTACGTAAAAAGAAACTACCTAAAGCACATTCGGGTAGTAACTCAGAACTTCTGTAGGGACAACGATATGTTCGAAAGGGAGATGAACTTCCTGCTGTGGGCTTACGACTTAGAGTTCTTCACTTTGAAGTACGCAGCCAAGGACTATGACTACTCTCACAAGAAGCTAGCGGAGAGGATCGTATACCCCTTAGCCAATCAAGGATACATCTACAAACACTTCGACAAGATGACGCCTTCGAACACAGCGGAGGACCACATGTTTAGGGAGGAGACCAAGTACAACTACAGAGTCAGATATGCCATAACGCAAAAAGCCCGACTCTTAGTTCAGGCTTTCTACAGGGAGCTAGAAAAGATTTAAGACCAGGTGTACTGATTAGAATCTTGCAAGTCTACGATTTCTTGAAGGCTCATGACATCTCTCCCGTAAAGAGAGTAAGGCTTGTTTCCATGGTATGTGAGAAGCACAAGTGTTTCAGAATCACTGTAAGCTTTACGTAACCCATCTATTTGGACGTTGTCACACTCACCAAGCATTCTTTCTGTAACCTCAGTGTATGGCACCAGGGCAAACTTAATTTTGTCTACATCCATAGTATATTAAATTTAAGACCAGGACTCTACTTCTTCCTGGGTATAGTGTTCCGTCCAATCTTCACCGTCTAAGATCTCACTAATCTGAGAATAAGTGTAGGTGTTCAGCCCCGAAAAGAAAGAGGGGAGCGGAGTCTCGTATTGAATCACAGCACTCTCTCCGTCAAGGCTGTACCTCAAAGCTGACTTGCTTGAGTATGACAGCTGAGAGAAGTCGATGGTAGACTCTGGATCGTCCAGTTCTGACTTGCTTACGATAACGTACTTCTTCATGATCAAGGTGGTGTTGGTGATGTGCTGAACACAGGGCTTCCTTCTGTTGTGGCATTAGAAGCATTTCCTTTGGTGTCTGTGTAGTCGTTCTCAAACCTAAAGTAGTACTGCAGATCTGAAGACACGTCGTAGTTGCCGTTGTCAGATGTCAGATCAAATGTCGTACCAGCGTTGTAGATAGCTCTGACTGCAAGTGCGTCCAGGTTTGTATCCCAAAAAGCTACTTCATCGAAGAAGCCCGAGGTGAAACCGCCAGCGGTGCCGTTGCCGTTGTCCCCAATGGCTGAGCCAACACCCCAAGTTGTATCGTCTTGAACAGCAGCAGCCTCTTGATTGGTGGTTGAGGGGCCTGAAAAGGATTGCTTCTCGGTCCCATCAATATAAACCTTTACGGTTGCTGTGTTTGCACCGCCTGAACCCTTTTGAACCGTCATAGCAATGTGGTGCCATGTGTTGGCTGCAATAGCAGTCCCAATACTGTCGATAGATTGGGAGTTGACGTTGTTAAGTTCGACAACAGTTTGTAGAAACTGCACACCTGGGGCCACAGGAACTGTTCTAATTCTAACAGCTTGAGATAAACCGCTTTGAAGCTGTATACCGCCTAGCTCTGAAACAGCTACAGAAGTGTCGCGATACCAAAACGCCCAAGTAAAGCTGCCTCTTATCCGAGTGGTGATTTGGCTTTGATTCAACAACCTAACGGTCTCTGT